ATATCAGCAGTTTCAATACGATCAGATTGTGTTGTAGCACCAAAAAGAATTGCATTATTTGCAGTACCTACTTCTGATTTGAAAAATATTAATCTATGGTTGTAATTGAAATCTGTTTCTGCTGGGTTTAATATATTTGCGTCTTGTTGTAAAACTTGTATTTTATTTAAAAACAAATCTTGAAAAAAACAATGTTTATAAGCATAACTTGTTTTATCGGTAATAAAATTTTTACTTGCTGATGCTGAACCTTCTATTTCACCTTCACATAAAGCATCAACAACAGTTCCAAAATCTAAAGATTTTATTTTTTCACTTGGCGTTTCTACTCTAGAATTTTTAGTTACTGTTTTTGCACTTACAAGTTCAAACGCTTGATAAACACCACCATTTAAAAAAGCTTCGGCTGACATAATTAAATTAACTCAAGAAATGTGTCTATGTTAGAACTTACAATAGTACTACCAACCAACATTTCACCATAAACTATATTAATTGGAACTCCTTGTTTTGTATTGTTAATAAGGCCACTAAAAACAAAACTAGGGTCATTAGGATCTTCTTGTCTTTGTTCTTGAAAGGTAGGAGGATCAGGTGTTATTAAATCAGTAATACCAGATGAAATTAGACTTGTTCCCACAATAGTTAAAGCTGTAGAAGCCACAGTTGCAAAAAGTGTAGTTGCTGTTATCGCTGAAGAGGCGGCTAAAGCACCACCACCTAATATAAAAGGCAATAAAAATCCTAATTCACCATGAACTACAGGTATTATTTTAATATCATTTTGCGTTTGTAAATCTAATAAATCTTGTGTAATTCTTACATTACCAGCCATAACACAATATTCCTGATTTTTAATGTGATCCTTTATTCCATTAAAATTTGCGATTAAAAAACTAAAAGCTTCTTTTGGACTGTTAGCTTTGATTTCAAAAGTGGATTGACCGATAAATTTTCTTAATCTGCCATAAATAGTTACTTTAATCATTTATTTCAGATGGATATATAACAATAATAGACTTTGATTTAGGTTCCACAAGATAAAAAGGTAAATCTATATACTTACAAGCCATTCTATCAGTATGACTAAAAGTAAAATCGCCATCAGGGTGACTATGTACAATACCAAGAACTTCTCCTCGATCTTCTCCGTCAGCATAATCTAAAGGATCAATTACAAATGATTTTTCTTTATATGTCCCAGATATGTTTTTACATTTCCAATATGTTTCAATTCCATCTATATCAATAAGTAATCCGCAACACTCTTCAGGATATGCTTCTGTAGCATCTTTAAAAGCATCAGCAGCCCAAATGTGTTCAGTCATTAAACAAACCTACCTACAGCAGGGAATATATCCCTTGTAACTACTCTTTGTGGAATTAATTTATTTTCTAAATCATTTGCACCTGAAAGCTCAAACTGTACAACCTGTCTATTTTCTATTGCTTTTCTGTCAATTGTATAAATTTCATCTTTTAACCTATCATCTAGTCCATTGCTAGTATCAACTCCAGTATTATAAGGATTTGATCCTGTTGTAAAATTTTCATCATCTAGTGATGAAGCAAGAGGCATTTTTCTAGTAAATTTCGCATCAATTAAATCATTATTGGGTGTAACTTGGTTAACACCTATCAAAAAATCACTCATAGTTATTACTTGTTGTGTTTGTTGGTTTTGTATAATACCGCCTAAATTTGAAAATGTAATTGTAGGTCTTGGAATAACTCCAGAACTTTTTTTCTCAAAACCTTCGGCCTTTACTACAACACGTTGATAACTGTTTTGCCTGTAAACTATCTCACCAAAATTATTTAAATTTGCACCAGCATGAAATCTATAAACAGTAGGAAGCCCTAGTGGATTACCTGTAGTTATATGCGTTCCAACAGTAAGCTCCAGTTCAAAAAGTTCAATTATAGAACTTGGATTAATTTTATTTAATTCAGCAAAAGGAATTGCCATTACGGTTCAAATACTTCTCTAAAAGTTACTGTAACAGTTGCAAGATTAGCGTAATTTATAGTTTTTTTATAGTTTGAATCAATTACAAAATTACCAGCTACACCATTTGGAGGTGTATAAACAAAACTATCGGCATTTGTCACTCTTAAATTTAAAAAATTAATTAAAGTATCACTGTTAGTTTCAGTTATATTTTTAAAAGTAAGTTGTAATTTTCTATAATTTTGGTGAAGTCCTTCCGTTAATCTTTGTTCAAATCCATCACCAAAACTTATAGTATTTATTTTTGGATTATTTTCTATTAAAAGACCATAATCAGGATCTAAATTAACATCATTATTAAAATTAGCCATTATGCAAGCAAACCTCCTGAACGTTGTTGATTTATTATCTCACCTTGTATAGCTGCTGCCAGTTGTTGTCCAAACTGATTTGCTTGTGAATCATTGCCTTCAACGGAAGTACCAGAAGCATCCACATTTACTACAATATTAGTAGATCCACCACCAGATGATTCAACACCTAACTTGCCATTGCTACCCCTTCTTAGAGGTAAAATAGCCTCTGCACCTGCTTCACCCATAAGACCCATACCATTAGCCATAGGAAATAATAAAGGCTTATTAACAATGCCCCCATAAGAATATTTTTGTACCTGACCATTAACAAAAGCATTACCATTTGCCTTTTTAAATAAACCCTCTATAAAATTTCCAAAAGGTTTTGTTATTGTCTGTTGTATAGCAATACGTGCCATATCTGAAATTATTGATCTTGTTAAATCTTTAAAATTAAGCTTTCCTGTAGTAACAAAATTAACAAGTGCATCTTCCATTCCTTTTATGCCTTTTATTACTACATCTGCCATGCTTTCTTTTAAACCTTTAATGCCATCACCAAAAGTTTTTAATTTATCTCGCATTGTCTGACCAAATGACTTATCAATAGAATCACCTGCGCCATCAGCACTATCTTTTATATCTTGAAAATAACTAGCAGGGGCGTTTGTACTGCCACTAAATAATTCTTGTATTTTATTAAAACTTTCAGTAAACCTATCAGAAAAACCTTTTGTAAAATCTTTTCCCAATAATGAAGTTAAATTACTTTTCTCCTGTGTTACAAATCTATTACCTAGATCTTTTGCAATATTGCCAGCACCACCTAATAATTTCTGTACAAAAGGTGGTATTTTTATACTGTCAAAAAAGCCCTGTACACGTTTTGCTGCTGTGCCTAAAACTCTAATTACTTCATCTACTAATTTTACAGTTGCAAATATTCCAATAGATATACCTCTTATACCTATTTCAATAGCCTTAAAAAATCCACTAAAATCATTTTTAGCACTAAATAATTCACTAAATACACTAACGATTGTATTTAATGCTGGTAATAATGCATCTGTAAGTTGTTTTCTAAATCCATCAAACTGTATAGCTAAAACTGCTATTTGGTCATTAAAAAACTCTGCGTTTTGTGCAAATTCATCTGATACTGCATAATTAAATTCTTCTAATGATGCTGCACCACCATTAAGTAAGTTAATTAAATTAGCCCCTGACCTACCAAATATTTCCATAGATATAGCTGCTTTTGTTGCACCATTTTCCATAGTTGCAAACTTATCTGCCACTTCTCCTAATACCTGTTCACTTGTTTTAAATGTGCCATCTGTACCTCTTACAGATATTCCTAATGAATCAAAACTATCTTTATAAGTAGCAACACCCTGGTCAGCTTCCCTCATAGATTGTGCTAATCTTTTTAAACCTTTATCTATAGTTTCCTGACTAACACCAGCTAATTTACCTGCGTTTACATAAGCCTGTAATGTATTAGCTGCTATACCAGTTTGATCTGCCATTTTACCAAAACTGTCTGCACTATCTATTGCACCTTTTACAAGTCCTACAAATGCACCACCAGAAATAAGAATACCAAACGTAGCAAATGTTTTATTAAGGCCACCCATTGCAAGCCTTAAATTTTTTACTTTACCTGATACACCCTGCATAGAGTTACCAAGACGTTTTATAGAACCTGCCCCTACAGTTTTTGCTGCTACTACTAAATCAAACTTTGCCATATTATTTATCTGTATTTAATGCCTGTAATGCTGCAGCTTCCATAACTTGTAAGTTTTCTAGCATAGCAACAGTATCTTCTACTAAATACAGTTTAATCATTTCTATCACAGATGTATAGTCTAATCCAATAATTCCACTCATTCCTACACGCCATTGTGTCTGACACCGCAAGAACATTTGTACAGTTTCCCAATTTTGTAAATATACATAATAATTATTATCTATTTCTTTTTTTTCTACTTTTATACCTAATACCGCATCATCTTCTGCTGTTTTATCAATGACAGTAGAGCCAACAGCCCAATACTCACCTGCCCCAATTAGTTTTTTTCAAAAATCTGTTGATTTGATTCCATAAATGCAAAACCTACAGCAGTAGCAAAACCTCTTACCTCACATAACTTATTAAGGTTTGATTTATTAAATTCTACCTGTGTA